GGGCACCTATGTGTCTCTATCCAATAATTATCAGCAGGGGGATTTTCCTCCTTATATGCAAGATGAAGCGCACGGTTATGCGTCTGACGTTTGGCTCGCGGAGGATAACGGAGAGCGGATATTCAAGGACGTTTACCTTCCCTGCACGACGAGCCCTGCAGCTGCTCAGCGCATTGCTAAAATTGAGCTCCTGCGTAGCCGGTATCAGATGCGTGGAACAATTCGCTGTTCGATGAAGGCTTACCAGGCTGTAGCTCTCGACGTGATTCAGCTCTCACATCCGCGATATACCTGGGTCAATAAAAACTTTGAAGTTCTCTCGTCGCGATTTGTGCAGGAAAAGAGCGCCAGTGGTGCTCCACTTATCGCCGTCGAGCTGGATCTCGCCGAAACGGACCCGAGCATTTATGGCTGGTCGATTGGCGAGGAGCTTACGGCTCAGGGATATGCGCAGCCTGATAGCGTCGGAAATCGCGTCTGCAGCCCTCCTGAAAAGGTAATTGTCTATTCAGGGCCTGGGGAGACAATTAACGGTGTTGCTTATCCCTCAACTGTGACCATTGGAGCGGATGGGAGCACGAAAAATTCACTCTATGTCTCTTGGATAGAACCGAATGATCGGAATGTGCTTAGCGGTGGCCACATGGAGGTGCAATGGCAACGTGCCGGTGATAGTTCCTGGACCGCTTTCGGAAAGTTTGATCCATCTGTTTCCTGCTGTTTTATTCCCTCGGTTTCCGAGGGAAGCTCTTATAACGTGCAGGTGCGGGCCGTAAACTGCGCCTCTGTTCCATCGATCTGGATCATTGCTGGCCCAGAAGTCATTTCGAATACTTATTCGACGGTGAGCTATTCTGGAACGCCCGTTGCTCCGGTGGGAACGCTGACAGCTCAAGGTCTTTCGGATGGGACTGCGCAGATTCAGGTCGCCACTTTCACACCAAACATAGGCGGGGGGTCAACAGCAGCGTGTTATCCAAACCCAAGTACCTTGCCGGGGCTAAATCAGTCGCAGCTCTATTATGTCTACTATGTTGATCCAACTTTTTCTGGAGGGTCGATTACTCCGATTCCTACGCAAAACACTGCGGATTTCCTAAACAAGGCAGGACATTTTTTGATCGGGAGTATCACCACTCCTAGTTATGTTCCGCGCTATCAACCGAGCAATTTTTCGGTTTTTGGTTCAGAGTCGGTGATCGATCCTGCTGCGACTTACGACAATGATGTTAACAGCATGGCGATGATTTCCGCTTCATGGTGGACTGCCCTTATTAATAACAATCCACCGGTCTATAGGGTGAGATCGTCCTATGGTTCCTGTGCCTGGGTTGGATTCCCTTCTGCTGTGACAGGTGGTGAGTTGACTTTGAATGTTCGCGCCGCTGTGTTTTGTGGGTATCCATCGGCTGAGTTTAGTTGCCGTCTTGCGGTAAGCGTGGCAGGGGTGTCCTCAACAATTGCCACTTTTACAGCGCAAACAGAAAACAATGTTTACACTTTTACGATCCCAACCGGAACGGACCTGAGTACCGTGAATGTGTATGCCGATGCCTCTATAACGCCAGGGGAAGCTACTCCTGGCGCGCGGGAGTCGTGCTCGATCTACGTCTCGGATATCTATATCCAGTGAGGGCGTCGTGACAGCTCACGATCTGATCTACTCGATCTTTTCTCGGCCGGCGCGCGGCGTGGAGGGGAATACGCGCTACATCTCGCTCGAGCAGCTTGACTATTTGGTTGACCTGATCGGGCGGGATGAGGGAGGAGGAGCTGTGCAGCGAGGCCGGGGAAAGTCTCTGGTCTGGATGCCAAGCGGACGGGACAAGTACCTCGTCACAGAAGATCCGACTGGCGGAAAAAAGCACACGCTGACCAGGCTCAGCAATATCGTTCCATCAGGGATGGGGAGCCTATTCTGAGGTCGAGCTGGTCGCTCCACCAAGTTCTTCGGGCTTGGGCGTGCGGGTCGGCTTGGAAAAAACTAATCCAGTGCGGATAACTTGAGTACAGGCCAAGCGAATGAAATCCGGGCGTTCAATTCCATATGCGGCGGCCGCTGTATCGATGTGACGAAGCATGGTTTCCCGAAAGCGGAGATGGACCACTTCGGAACGCTCTTTCGGGGGTTTGATTGTTGCCTTGCGTTTGCGTGTCGCCATGTGTCGCATTGTAGCGCGAAACGACACAATGCGACCAGAGATATTTTAATTGTGTCTTAATGTGTAACGTTGTGTCTTAAACGGACACTAGAAAGGAGTACAGATATCAATCGAGCGCACCTTGCAAGTATCGGATAACGGGACGCAGGTGCGCTGAAAGCCGAAAGATGTGATGACATCTAAGTCTTTGGTTGGGAATTACATACTTAACTCCCGTTCTGTTTCTTTTCTTTGACTTGCCGACTCGCGGCGATCTTTCGTTTGCGCGGGGGCTTGACCTTTGATGATGGCCGATAAGCAAGGACCAAATCGGCCATCCTGTTGAGAATTTCAGGGTGTTTGGTCATTGGATCAACCTCGCGTAGGTCAGGCGCTTGCCGTCAACCGCTTCCACAAAACTTTCTAGACGATATAAAGTGTGGCGCTTTACGTCGCCGTCATTGAGCCGGAAAGTGAATTCATCAACATAGCGGTGAAGGTGTTTCGCGCTGGCATGGTGGTACACGCCATACATCCCGCGTTTCATTACCGCCCAAACGCTCTCAATCGAGTTTGTGTTCACGTCGCCCCGGCTGTACTCTCCGGCGCTATGGTTCACGGTGTCATGGTCGAAAAATAGCCCGCCGATTCCGGCGTAACTGGTCGATTCATCGGTCATGAGCTGGGTGCCGACTTCAACATTTTCAAGCACCGCGCCCTCCAAGTTCTCCTTGTCCGTGTTCGGGACTGGATAAGCAATAGTGCGACCGCCGCGCTCTCTGAGGCCGACAACAGCAGTCTTACCCACTGATCCGCGACCGGACCGGAGCTTCTTGGACTCATGTTTATTCGCCTCTTTACCTCCGAAAAAGGATTCATCGGCTTCGACTGTGCCTTGCAGTTTATCCAACTCCCCGGCGCAAGCCTCGCGGAGCCTACCGAGCATAAACCATGCCGATTTCTGGGTAATCCCGATCTCTTTAGCAAGCTGCATAGAGGAGATACCCTTGCGGGCCGTCACGAGCAAGTACATGGAGTAAAGCCACTTATGCAATGGGATATGCGACCGCTCGAATATGGTTCCGGTGCGAATCGTAAAATCAAGCTGGCAGGCGTTGCAACGATAAAAACCCTTCTGCCGTGGTGTTATGCGGTCGCTGTTTGCGCAAGTTGGGCATACCGCACCGTTTGGCCACAATCGCGCCTCAAGGTATGTCCGCGCCGTATCCTCATCGGGAAACATTTGGAAAAGCTCGAATGTGCTGATTGTGCTTTTACTCATAGCATTAGCCTTCTGCCGGGTTGCGTACCGGCCCCGGCTACCATGCCGGACGCTACCGCTTACCCAAGGATGGGGCGCGGCGGAGCTTAGAGTTCGACCACTTTATAGGTGGGGCGACCGCTCTCGTTGTGGGAGAGGTAGTAAGTCCCCTCTTCGGCTTTATCGATCCAAGCCTGGGCGGCTGCGGCGGTTTCGAACGCGGCCTCGCGTTGCCCATTTTCTTCCATCGCCGCGCTGATTTCGGAATGGGCGCCGTAAAAATCCCGACTAATGAGCACAGCGCAAGTGTTTGTGGAGTCTGGTTCAGCCTCGTCAACATCGTCTATACCGCGTACCGATGCGAAATTTATCAGCCGGTCCAATCCGTCGAGGTTGTCAGGGATGAGCCAATTGCTCAGATCGTCGTCTCCCCCTGTAATCTCGTAGCGAGTCTCTCCGCTATCACCATAAGCAATAGCGGCCAGACCATCGGAGCCAGTGAGAGTCCAAGAGCGAACTTGGCCGTAATCCCGGCCAGCCGCAGCGGTAAAGGTATCTGTGGGTGCAACGCTGTTTTCTTCGAGGGTGCGGACGATCACTTCTGCGTAATCTGCGCTGTTTTTGAGAGTTTTCATCTTATTTCTCCTTTGAGGTTAGTAACCTCTGTTCGATCTGTTCTTAATATACTTTACTCCCTCACATTTGTCAAGCGTTATTTTGGTCTTTTTTCTGCTCGACGGGAGTTAAGTATGTAATTCCCTTATTTTGGTGTCACAGTGACCGCCATCGGCACGAGAACCGCATTGATGCCAGCAGCTATCTCCTCATCGCTCAGCTCTTCTGATTCAGGTTTCTTCCTCCCAGGAAGGAAATCTGCCGTGCTCATCGGTTCCTTTGGCGCAAAATAGCTGTAATTGACGATCACCGACATCAAGCGTGCGTTCAAGATCTCTTCGCGCTCTCCCTGATACCGCTTACGCTTAGCCAGAAGATCTAACCGGCGAGGAGTCAGGCGCCAGAATTCACAATCAGAAAGCCCAAGATCGATGCGCGCAAAACTCCAAAGATGGTCCCAAAGCTCGCGCGGAGTTAGCTTAGGGCCTGCGGAGGGTCCTCGACCTCATCCGGGGCCTTCATGCACTCGACCCACGCCTCCAAGATCTTCTCCCAGATCTGTGCCCAATTGTGCTGATTGACGAGTTTGGAGGCTTCAGCGAGAGTGATTTTTGGAATACGGCCATGCAGGCCGGCGAAAAGCATGGCACGCACGAGAGAGATCTTCGGCGTTCTCACATCCTTTTGTGTTAGGCCAGAAATCAGAGCCATTCCAGTGATTTCTTCAGCCTCTGCGATAGCCTCGAACTCATAGACGAGCGAGTATTCCTTGCCGGCGATGACGAGTGGAGTTTTGGGCTGGATAGTATTGATCGACACGTTCGTTTCTCCTTGGTGGCGGGCGTGAAAAGGGTGCGGTCTGCCGGCGCGTGCCCGTCGCGCCGGCAGGAGTCCCAGGCGGAGATTGACCTGTCGCACATTCGGCCGAGGCAGAGCGGCCGAAGAACACCCCGGGGTTAAGTCCCGGGGGTAAGAGTGATGGGAGTCGTGATCTGGATGGTGGTCTTCCAGGTCAATGCCTTGTCAAACTGCACATCGGGAAGCGGAGCCTCGACGATGTAGCCGGAAAAGGCATACTGATTCCCGGAAGTAGTCTGTCCAGGTCCCTTGGGCAACACAATCTTGAAATCAGTCAGCGCGGCGGCCTGGTAGGCAGTATTGAAGGCGAGATAACCGCCATCGACAGGAAGAAAGATTCCGCCCAGCGAAATAGTGCCAGGATCGACCAGCGATGGAAGAAACTCTTTTGTCGCGACGGTACTCGTCCCGAGGTTGGGAGAGTCGAGGTTCGTGATGTCGTCAAAGTTGAGCTTCTGACCGGCAAAAGCGGCCGTTTTCAACTGTGCAATCGGAGTCCAGGTTTCAGGTGATCCGGCGATCCCGATCGAGAAAACTGTACCCTTTCCGATAAATCCCTTGCTAGCTGTCATTTTTTGTTTCCTCCCGAAATCGGGGATCAGAGATCAGGACGCAGGGATCGTCCCTGCCCGGAGCACTGCCCCAGGTTGAGGTGCGACTAGACGCACGGTTAAGTTAGTCGGCGTACTGAATCAGGACATGAAACGAGGTGCAGTAAATTCGGCTGCCATCTTCCCAGCGATCGGTCAGATTGGCTGACTCGGCAAGATAGACGACAGTACCATCCGGCAGCGCGCCAGCAAAACCGTTCAAAATAAACTTGAGCGCCAGCGCCAGATTACGCGCATCGAGATAGCGTTGCGCGAGACAGTCAAAGACGATGCGGGTTGTTGCAATGCCAACCGGCCCATCGTTCGCGTTCTGGCTGACATCGCTCGGGCTCTGATAGGTAATGAGTGGATATTGATCGAGGTCCTCGGGCGCCGGGATCGGTTGAAGACGTTTGCCGATTACATCAGAGATCGAAGGCTGTTCAAGCAAGTAAGCGACCAGGCCATTTGTCAGCATCAGCCAAACTCCACATCACGCGAGAGATTTACAGGGCGATCGTTTTCGTCGCCGAAGACGCCGACGACCAGGGTGTCGAGGAAGACCTGTACCGCCGCTTCGCAGGACTCATCGAAGGCAGCTTCGATGAAATGCTTGCCAGGAATAGCTTTGATCACCTTACGACTTGCTCTAGATTTTCCGTGCGTCGTAAGGTTATAACCATCGTTTTGCCAACGCACAACGCGGCCAGTTATCGAGGAAGGTCCAACCTTAATTCGCGGCGGAAAG